TGCTCCGACATCTGGTGTTAATGCAGGTTCTATTTGATCTAGCCAGTTTGAAGGTATTGTCATGTCCGCGTCTATCATGGCAACCCATTCGCCATCTGCTTGCGAAACCGCTTGTTTTCTCGCTAAGTTCACGGGAACAGTTTGCGTGATTGTGATGTCTTGAACCCAATCGGCTTTGAGCAAAGTGTCAAGTAATTGAGGGTGAACATCCCCGTTTTTAGTGGGAATAACTACGTCAATTCTCATTGTTAAGTCAGTTTGACTTATTTTTGCTTGTTTCTGGTTCACGGTTTTCAGGATTAGATTTTGGAAGACGCGGTTCTCCCCAAGCAGTCTGCAGTCCTTTGCTCAATAATTCTTCTCCGCCCTGTTCTTCGCTAAGTTTTGCCAACTTTGGATCTTCTAGTGCTCGCAATTCATTTCGCGTGTGCCAATCGCCCTTGATCTGCAAAGTTTGGGCTATTACTTGGTCTATCTGTGCTTGTTTCAAATCGTCAAGTTGGAAGCCGCCCATCCATTTAAACTTGAAATCGTCCTCGGTTTGGGTTAAAGACTTGATTAACTGGCGGATTCCAGTTTCATAATAAGTTTCTTCGTCACCGATTAATGCAAAATATTCTTGTTGATTCACTTCTGAACCTGTCAACGTGCCTGCTTGGACTCCTCTCAAAATTGCGAGAGGTATGCCTGAACCTGCACTAATGTTTTCCATGATAGGCAAATAATAGTTCATCGGGTCTAAAGCGCGTCCTGCAAGACCTTTAAATTCTATTTCTTGCATTTCGTTATGAGCGAAGAATGTTCGGGCACTGAGGTTTGCGAAGTTACCGTCTGCTATCCAATCGTCAATGTCTGTTTTTTCTGCTCCTGTGAAAGTGAGGTCAGGGAATCCGTGGCCGTAGCGGTACATGGTTTGTCCCATACCCCAACGAATGTTGCGGAGTGTTACGAGGTCGTCCCAAACTGGGTCTAGGACGCTCATGCCTTTGTAATCGTGTTCCAACAATCTTGAAGCGAAATGGATGACTCTGGAATAATGGATTTTGAGGGTGCTTGCCAATCCCGTGCGTTTAATATGATAGTATTGTGGCAATCCATAGCGTGGATCGTTTCTGTTTCTGACTTCATCTATCTGTGCGATTTGCAGGGGACTGTAGGCTTTGACTTCTTCAAGTGACACGGGGTTTGTTGCTGGCTCTGAAAGACTGTTAGAGGCATCTGCGTAGCCTAAAGCCAATATTGACCAGCCGTAGGCTCGTTCAAACGTGGACATCCTCATTAACTCGTGTTTTGCGTTAATCCGCGTCAATTCTTTCTGGATTTGATTGTCAAAGGTTTTGTCTTGTTCATTGCCTTCTAGATACAGTTGGAACCAATGGTCAAAAATGTCATGTGCAACTGTGAACACGATTCTGTGGGCTACGGGTTCGCGTGTGACTGCGAATGTGCGGTCTTCATCTAGGATTTGTGCGCCGAATTCTCCGCCGCCCCCTGTTCCGCCGAGAGGTATTGACATGGCTCTGCCTCTGGGCACAGCGGATGATAAGCCGATTCGTCGTAAGTCGAAACGTTTAACGCTCATTCTCTTGCCTTTCCTTTACTGCTGATCTGTTTGAAATCAAACCCTTCTGAATTAATTACACCGTGAAACGTGCAGTTGCCGCATGAAACTTCTGCATCCCAGCCTTTCGGATTTCGGACAAACTTCTCTAAAACTAGCCCATTCTGTCCGCAAGCCGTACATGGTTGATGTGAAACAAGGTCTTTGAAATGTTTCGCTTCTTCCAACGTGGCAAGTAGTGTCGGTTCATGTTTTCTGCGTTGAAACCGTGTAAACCAAGCAAATTCAGTCATTTTTATCCGAATCTCCAAGCATCAGGCGCACCATGATGACGCAACTGCTCAAACGCGCCACTCACCGCATCAACTTGATCATCATGCGCTGTTTCAGGAAAACCTTCAAACTCATCCAACAACATCGTATTCCAAGGAGCCTGCTTAAGAAGCACGTTTCCAGCTTCAGCCGCACTTGAAACAGGAACAGCACGTTCCGCCTTCGGCCCAGTGCTTTTAATCCCCCAGAAGGGGAAACCACGCAACACTTGTCGTGCGTAATAGTCGATTTGTCCGATTCCACTGCTGCCTGGTTCTTGTTCCATGTAAATTCTTGTGCCATGCGAGTCAAGTTGCGCGGTCTGTTTGATTAATGCTTCAACTTGAGGAGGTGGTTTTCGGATTCGTTTGATGTCGAGGATGTGGAATATTCCTTTTGCTTCGCCACACAATGCGCCAACCGTGTAGTCTGGATCTCTATTGCGTTTCGGTTCCGTTGCTGCCATATCCCAAAACCTGACAAGCCGAAGCATTGCAGGGGCTTCTCTTTCGATTTGGAACCATTCACGGAGAAAGATGTTGCCGCCGTGTCTTGCCGTCCATTCTCCGTTGAGATATTGCATTCGAGTAATGGGGTCTAATTCGTTTAAACTTTCAATGTATCTTTCTCTATCCAAGGAAGGGTTGTCTTCAAGTTTTGCTGGAATAAACACTCGCCCGTACTGTGAGGCTTCAACCATGAACCGCTGTTTAACCCAATCGTGTCCGATGTTGCCTGGGTTGCTGGCGGCTCTCATGCGCAAAGGAATGGGACTGTCAACGGGTCGTCTTAATCTGCTGAACAAATAGCGGTATTGTGATTCTAGGAACTGTGTGAGTTCGTCGAAGCCGATGTACTGAAACTCTGCGCTTTGGTAACGGAATTTGTCTTGTTCATGTTCCAAATTGCCAAACGCTAATGTTGCTCCTGAAGGAAAAGTCCAGATGTGATTCATAGTGTTGAAGTGGGCTTTTGTTCCGCCAAGCCATTCCTGTGACCTATCCATCAACGCGCCTGGAAGGGCTAAATCAGTGTAACTGCGTCTGAAGATGATTGCCGAATATTTGGGTACATCAACGAATTGAAGTGCCGCCATGAGAAGTGCTTCGCTTTTGCCTCCCCCCGCCGCGCCGCCGTATAATGCTTCGCGGCAGTCCAGCATGAGGAAACTAACTTGTTTCGGATGCGGTTGGTGGGGAATCCACTGGTTCTCTAAGACGGTTTGCTTGAAGAATTCTATTAAGTTCTGCTTCAGTTGCTGCCTCATAGTTTCTGATTGACATTGTGACAAGTTCACATCTCTCCGTAACCCTAATGTCTTCTGTACTTTCAATGTGACGAGTGATTGTTTGAGCCACCAATCGGGTAAGTTGTTTGAATGCTTCTCTTGGATCATCAATTTGTATTTGACGATACCGTTTCACCCATTCCGCAGACAACGCATTCTGAAACTCTTTCGTATCCATCAAACGATGAATCTTCAACGTCACAGTCGTCCGATTCAACCCAAGTTTTTCAGCGATTTCCGTGTGTTCTTTGCCTTCGAACAACATTTGCAGAATCACAGGGGCATCCCTAACGTCTCGACTGTTCAACTCCGTCAAATTCCTCGGCAGTGAACGCTTAACAATCTCCAATTCACTATCATTCGCAACAGTATCTTTCTCTTCAGTCATCTTTTCCATCCCCTCACATTAGAGGTTCCTCGATCTTCAACAATTTCCATTAAGAAGCCAGCAAAGCACGGATAAAGACGAATCACCAGATTGCTCATACATCAATCACCCAGAGAAACCCGTTGAACAATGATGAATTAAACCATAATGGTAATCCGCACCACATTTGTAGCATTTGACCAAATGGGCAGGATCTCGACAACCTGTTCCACAATTCTCATTCATAACCAAATCACTTTGAAAATGGGAAACTCAAACTTTTTCCATGACAGACTCAAACACATCAACAAAACCGAACCCCAAACAAAACAAACCTCCTACAATATACCCCCAAGTGGCAGACCAAGAAAACATCATTAAAGCCTCAACAGGAACAACCATCAAATCCAAACCAGCACAAATTCCCATAATACCTAGAAGAAAGAACACAATCATAACCCCGAAGAAAGGACTAAACCACTTACCCATCGAACTCACCATCATGAAACGTCAACGTTCACCCACAATTACACCCAACCCCAAAACCAAAAATTCTATACCCAACTCCGCGGCGATGATTGAATTTGGTGTGTACTTTTTGGGTGATTGTTGCGGGGTTTGTGTTTGATCGGTTAGGCTGTTACGTTGTTATGGGTAGAAAGGTTTTAATAGTTAACTCTCTATTAGTAGAGCAAGGACCGATCAATATGGACCACCCATTAAGATGCCAGGCATTTGATCAGGATAAACTTTGCGATCAACCGGCAACCCCCATCACCGTGCAACCATGCCGCCTTAAGATACAGGTTTATCTCTGCGATCAACATCAACAACGGATCTTGCAGAATCAACGTGAGCTTATAAAGCGCCTCTAGTTGAACTGTTTCCTTGTGCGGCGTATGATTGTTGTGCCACGCGTGTTGTGCAGACTGTTACTTGGAATAGTAGCTCACGACAAACTCGGCTAGAGCATTACAGTAGTCACATTTTGCGTGAGAGTCTACAGGGTTCGCGCTTTGCTGCCCTAACTGCACTGTTACACTACCGTTCTGAGCGTTTGGTATGTACTCGTTGACTTTGGCGACTAAGTGAGCCGAACAACATGTGCCCATGAATTCACCTCCATCTATTAATAGGAATATGTGTGCTGGGCGTTGCGGCATCCGACACGCAACTATATAATTGTAACTTGGTGTAAAATAACAACCACTACTTAACCCCTTAACCACACAGTCACTACAAGTCACAGACCACTAAGTAACCATCACTACTGTTCTGCCGTTATATAGCGGCACACTACAACGTCTCATAAGCGTAGTTATTGACGACGCGTATTTGATGGTGGTGTGGTGTTGGGGGTCGTTGTGTAGTTTGACTTCACTCGGTTGTAATGGTGTTACAGTGTTGTGTTATGTTATGGTGTGCTTACACGTTGTGTTGTTACGTTGTTATGTGTTGAGGTCTTGTGATCTGAGACTCTCTGCTTACTGTACTGTATTCTTTGTTTGTGTTTGAGGCAGTCGGGTTCTGGGGGGTTTTTATTTTTAGGGTGTTTGTGTGTTTTAGTTGCAACATTTTTAAGTGGTAAAGTGGCTAAACGTTTATATGGTTGTGTGTCGTAGTCTCAGTGAGGAGTAAAAGAATATGAAAGACAAGCTTCCTGAAACGCTTGATGAATTGATGCAAGCGTGTTTGAAGAAGTCTAAGCGTAAGCGTGTACGCAAGTGGAAAGCTGTTTAGGTGTTAAAGATGACCAACCCAAAAAAGAAATATCCGATTCCGAAAGGCAATATGGGAAAAATCTTTGATCAACGGTTCTTTGAAGCATTAGAAGGGAACCGTTAGTTTTCCATTTTTGAGGGAAGGCCGTTTAGGTGTTAAGCATGAGAACCTTGATGAAATGCTCAA